CTAGTTTATTACATTTTGTACAATATTTTGCTTTGACTTTTTCCTTGTTATTATCTGAAATATCACGAAAAAATCCATGTGAAATGTCAGTAGTCAAATTACACGATATATCCATATAATATATAAGGATAATATAATATTACTAAAATATTTTAACTTGGTATATGCAGTAAATACAGTACTAATTACTATAATACTATAACAAACACAAAAATGTAAAAAAAATTTGTAGTTTACAAATGTAATTACAAATTTACAAATGTAATTATAAATAATTTTTACGTTTTTTGCAATAAGCCAATATTTGATAATTGATCTGCCCGCTTGTTATTGTTACGGTACGCATGATTATATTCAATATTTTCAAACTTCGTTTCTAATTCTTTGATTTTGTTATAGTAATCAATTAAATTTGTAGATTTTACTTTGAATTTTCCCTTCATTTGTTGAATTACTAACATACTATCCCCATATACGACAATATTTTTTATACATTTCGTTACTGCTTCTGATAATCCAAGTAATAACCCATTATATTCGGCAACATTGTTGGTTTCATTGTCTCCAACATACATACTTGCTGACCATATTTCAACATCATTATAATATATTACCGCACCAGCACCAGCTTCACCTGGATTACCTTTGCTACAACCATCAAAATAAAGTGTGTAAATATTATCTATCATATGCTATACCTCTCCTAATACTAGTCTCAATCAATTTTACGATATATGTATGATAATTTATCAATAATAAGAATATAAAATGAAACGTCTATTACTATCATATGAATACTAAAACATATTTTTGTGCGGAATATATTTGGATAGATGGTGATAATGAATTGAGGTCAAAAACACGTGTATTATCTTTTGAAAATATTAGTAGTGGATTTCCAGAATGGGATTATGATGGAAGTTCTACAAAACAAGCCGATAGTGTTAATTCAGAGGTGATATTAAAACCATGTGCTATATTTGATGACCCATTCCGTTTAGGTAGAAATGCATTGGTATTGTGTTCTACATATAACCCGAAGGGAGAACCTTTATCAAACAACAATAGACATAATGCAGATATTCTTTTTAACAGAAAGTTGGACGAACATCCATGGTTCGGTATAGAACAAGAGTATTTTATGTATAATGCAATTACAAATAAACCATTTGGATTTGATGAAACAGACAAACAGGGACGTTTTTACTGTTCAATTGGATATAAGAAGAATTTTGGACGAGAACTTGCAGAAGAACATTTGAAATTATGTTTGGCTGCTGGAATAAAAATTAGTGGCATTAATGCTGAGGTTGCACCCGGACAGTGGGAATTTCAAATCGGTATTTGCGAAGGCATTGACGCAGGTGATCATTTATGGGTAGCAAGATATATATTAAATCGTCTTTCAGAAAAGCATGGTATTTGTATTAATTATCATCCCAAACCACTATTAGGTGATTGGAATGGATCTGGTTGTCATACCAATTTTTCTACAAAATCAATGCGTGATGAGGGTGGGATATATGAAATACACAAAGCGATTGATAAGATGGGACAAAAACATGAAGAACATATGATGGTATACGGACATGATAATAAGTTACGGTTAACAGGAGAACATGAAACCGCTGGATATGATGTTTTTACATATGGACAAGCGGATCGTGGAGCATCTATACGAATTGGTAATCAAACTATACAAAAAGGGTCGGGCTATTTTGAGGATCGTCGTCCGAGTTCTAATATGGATCCTTATCTGGTAACTGCAAAAATATTTGAAACAACATGTTTGTAAATGAAATAAACAGATTATTATGTAAAATAATAATTATGAATTTTGATCTGATTATTACAGCGGGTACAATAATATGCATTTCAAGTTTAATTCTTGTAATAAAATTCATTGATCATGATGATGATGACGATTTGAATGAACATTTGATCTAGTAATCTACCTAAATTGATAAAAATAATATTTGTTTGTATCAATTACAAAAATCAACCGTATACATTGTAATCACAGTCATTCTGGTACATAATAAGTGGTTTATTAAGTGTTGTTGTAAATCCATATTTTACAAGACTTTCTTGAACACAACTATTGTATAGTTCATAATAACGATTTACTTCACGACAAAGTACAAATAAAGAAATATGATTGTTATCAGAAACAATAGCATAATCATATTGGCTATTCACAATAGGACCTAATTCTATTACCCAATATGGTGCTGATCTGGGGACTCCGTCTAATCTTACCGTAAGATCACCACCTGAATTACCCGGCTTGTAAAATGCATACCCAGTAATTTGGTCAAGACTGCCATCCTTATCAATCTGACTATTTAGTACGGTAATATTTGAATTTACTAAGTTATAATCTGCAACTGCACATGTACCATCACCTTGAAATGTCATATCAAACCGGTTTTTGTAAACTTGATACCAACGACCCATATACATAGCTATATCCAAATCTGCTACTGGTGCGAACTGTGCAGTAGTTACTGTGGCTAATAACAATAAAATTAATATATTTCCAAACATGGTTATTGTATATGTATTTACATTTTTATACCATTTTGTAAATATTTAAATCTAAATGCAGTCGGCGTAAGCACTTCAATACCTAATTTGTTAGCAGTTGCAACTTTACCAGTATTACTATCCACATCAGGAGTAATTAAAGCAAATGTTTTACTTGTAACACTTGAACCTGTATTAGACCCGAGTGATTTGATAACTTCTTCTAATTCTTTATCACGCTTTCCACTCATTACAATGGATTTGCCAAAAAGAATATGCGAAGTATCCATAGAGGAAGTAGTTGTAGAACTGGGCGTTACCGATAATTTTGTGGTTAGATTACAATCATGTAGAAAATCTAAGAATTTTGGAATATTTTCTACAAAAGCATGGGATGTTTTATTAGCCATACCTTTTATAGCAGCCAATTTTTGTATTTTTATCGCAGGTGTATCATATGAAGTAAGTATATCAGGATATTCACTCATAATCAAATCTATTTTTTTCTCACTAAAACCACGACCCAGTGTATTAGATGCAGACATTAATGTATTAAGAGATGCTTTTTCCAATTGTTCTCTTATACCACTATGAATTTTATCCGCCATTTTATCTTTGAACCCTTCTACTGTTAGTAATTCATCCTTAGACATTTCTAATATCTTGGGAATGGTATCAAAACCAGCTTCCATAATACGTGTTATATTACCACCACCTAGTCCATCTACTTCAATTCCTTTAAAAAATCCGGTTATATTCTTCTCACGAACAGTTATATCATCATTTTTGTTCTCTAACATAATATCTACATGACTATCATTCCATATATAAGGCACCGTAGGCATCATTCCCTCTTCCGCGGGTGTGATTACTGATTGTATATAAGGAATTACATCGCCACTACGGATAATTTGTATAAGAGCACCTACACCAATACGATTTGTTTCAATAAATGCAGCATTAAATCCAGTAGTATATTCTATTTTTACACCACTTAAATTTACAGGTTCAATCCGAATACGGGGTTTTAAATAACCATCTTTACTTGCATTCCATTCTACGTCTAATACCATTGTTTCTGCCATTTGGTCGGATAAAACCATCTTAAATGCAAAAGAATGTTTGGGATTACCTGATGTTCTCGGATAGATTTTGTCATTGCTTACAATAACACCATCTATTTCATATTCATAATTTGCTCTCCAATCTACTAATATATCGGATAATTCGGCATTTGTAATATCTGGTCGTGTTTCATTACGAACTGTCTTGAATCCAGTATCTTCTAATAACTTCATTTGTTCGCTCGGTTTTAATTCTGGTTTGATTACTTCGTATGCAACGAAATCCATATCACTTATAGTATCATTAATTGAAATACGGTTAATAGTACCAGCGATTAAATTTCGGGCATTTGCAAATTTATCTGCATATTTGGAGGTAAATATGGATTTAGTCATAATAAACTCACCTCTTATTACCAGACCTCGTTGTGTTGGAAGATTGAGATAAGGTATAAAATGACTAATATCTTGTCCTATTTTACCATCACCACGTGTATATAATTTTGATATTGCATCTTCGGTTGTATAAAGACCACTCACGCCGTCTAATTTACAAGATAACACATAATCATCACTATACTTCGCTTTCCAATTGGTTAGTGCATTTGTATCAGGTTTGATTTTGTCCATAGACGCCATTTCATATGGCAATTTCACTTTATTTTTCTCAACAGGGGCACCTATTTTACCAACTGCTTTGTTTTTTGGGTATTTTGTCTTGATATAATCTTCCAAAATATCATATTGGTTATCTGAAATAAGTGGTTCTTCGTTTGGACCCAAGTTACGGTATATTTCGTTTGTTTGTACCAACATATCACTAAGTGTCTTTTGATTTAACCCGTCTAATACACTTAATCCACCTTCTTTAAATCGTTGGATTGCAAGCAATATCGGATCGGTTGTTTCTGAACACTGTTTTTTTGCTAATTCCATACAATTCTTATATTCTGTATTATGTTTGCTTCCTCCTTGTAATCGTCGTGTTTGCATATGTTTCATTTTTGATATTTTTTGGGTTTTTCCCATAATAATATATAGTCTGATTTAATTTACATATTGTTTACTAGAATGCTTTTCAATGGTTACACCACATACACGTATTAGTATCAACCGAACAACTAATACATATATTTGGAGCTAAATACAAATAACCAAACGGATTGCTTACGTGATTTGGATTTGTATAACCATGCACTTTTCGCTTTCCACAGCATTTACATGTATATCTTGCTGGTGACAATGCAGTCTCATTGCTTAATTTTTGATGTTCTTTACAAATAATATATGGTTGGTTCATTACCTAATATACATATACATTTGTTATGAAAATAAACATATGTATAAAAAATTGAAAAACTTTTTTATATTTGTAAAATAGACAATCTTTCAAAACGAATAATAAGTAATAATAAGTATGTCTACTTCAACAAAACACGCAATCTTTGGTTTTGTGTGCTGGTTTATTGTATTATGTTTCCTATAAAAAAATACAAACTGTAAAATAAAAAGAGGGTTTATTCCAACTTTTTTACGAATTCGGTAAATTGGTATTGTAGGTTCTCAACTTTTGATGTAAAAATGTCACTTGTGTATATCTTTTCATATCCATGTTCTCCTTCTAACGTATTTACATCATATGGAAATACTATATTACCAGTTATTGTGTCATTTTTGACATTTGTTATATGTAATTTGTTACATAACGGGAATAATTCTTTATAAATTTGTGTTCCACCAATTACAAAAACCTTGTTTCCCCATTCATTACATTTCTCATCAATAATCTCTGGTAATTTGGCATAATTCGTAAATGTCAGGTTCTCAAAGATACTTTTTTTTTCTTCAAATAGAGATGTTAAAACAATGTTATATCTTTTTTTAAGAGGTATTTGGTTGGGTAAGCTTTCAAATGTTTTGCGACCCATAATCACAATATGACCTTCTGTTATTTTACGAAAATGGGTAAGGTCTTCCGGTATATGCCAAGGAATTGTATTATTATTACCAATAACACCGGATGGAGTACATGCAACAATCAATTCAAACATATAATAGTATAAAGGAGGATATTGTTTATGTCCAAAAATGTAAAAAATATGTAATGTTCTCAAATATTGATAATTTAGACCTCTATATTACATTTTTGCCAAAAACCAGTACTTTCAGGCAGTGGGTTATATGCCCGTTCAATTTCTAAAAGTTCAATCATTTTTTTGCCAAATCCCATTTTGCGTGCTCGTGTATGAGTCCAAATAAGGATGGCGGTATTATGTTTTTTTACACAGAAACATGGTAATAAATACCATGAATTTTTACAAAATATATCATCCATTCTTGCACCACGTTCATACATTTTATCAGTTTCATTTACATATAATCCATACAAATCCCCTTTTTTATAAGCATCAATAAGGGTGTTTCTATTGTTCAGAAACCCGCTATGATCATCGGTAATTTCATCAATAATGCTCCAAAAATCATCCCCTGTATCAATCTGATTTAATTTAATTTCTCCCCAATCGTTCATACTAATATTTTATGGACGTGATTATAGGTTATACACATTTCAATTTTACACAATTATTGAATGTATAGCTAAACAAATGCAAAAAAATCTGTATTATTTCAGTATAACTGAGATTGGTGTAAAAAACTATGGGATTGTCATTTTCAAAGGTGTATATTCATTGATTTTTACATCTGAATTACGTACAAATATTCCTTTACTGGTTTGCAATCACCTGTTCGGTTATAATTACTCAGTCCCTTTAATCTGTTATATGTCTTATGATCTATTGGTATTTTTTTTACATTTTTACTATGATTTGCAAGTAGTTGATCCAATTCCGAAATAGGGATAATACCTCCCTCGTTGTATGATAACAATATATATTTTGCTTGTGTATTTTGAATTAATTCGTTCAATGCTTTTTTCGCATTTACTGTACTATTATACATAGATTTTACCCGAGTATTTGGTTGTCCACGATAAGTATCTGGTATTTCTTGTGTTTTATCCCAATCATTAATAATATCTAACATGAAGTAATAAATATTATACGGATGCTTGTTATAAGGAGGGTCATAATATACAATATCCAGCATTGAATTTTGTGATTTTGCCCATTCAATAACATCCGATTGGGTTGAATGTATATTACACTTAGTTTTTTCAAAAATAGGATACGGAAGAGTAATAGATTGTGTAATACGCTTTACATCTGTCTTCGTTTTTCCGCCAAATTCGCCCTTTTTACCATCTTTATCTTTATAATAAGCAGCAAATTGTCCGTTTGTATTATTATGTATTGAACATTCAACTAGGAGTGGTGCCAATACAAATGAACGATATTTAGCTGGTATAGTTTCAATATAATTTCGTATAGTATCAATACGCCGACCATTTTCGCATGTGTAATATGTGCGTTCTCCTTCTTTAATATGTTGGGTTTTTGGGGACCAATGTTTTGATATCCAATCATCAGTTGCATTTGAAGGTGAATTATGTACTACATCATCCGCAAGTTTGTTAGCACGGTCAATATAACCCTTTATCTTGGTAAGTTCGGTTTTTGTAGGGTTTGCTAAATAACAATCATTTAATGTTTTGCTATAACCAGCTAAGTCATTAGCATACAAATCGGTTGCCTTTGTTTTTAATAAACGACTTACTACACCGGAACCAGAAAATCCATCGCCGATTTTTAGAGGCAATGAACCCAACTTTTTTTGAATTTCATCTATTTCGGTCTCTATATATGAAAGTAGTTTTCGTTTATTTCCCATATATGTTATTATTTGTGAGCTTTTATATACAGAAGGTTCAACATATTCGGGTCCTATTGACATGAGTTGAGTTTGGTTTATATAGTAAGTACCTTTTTTTTTAACTCAGTAACAAATATAATAAATTTCCAACGTATCTTCAAATGTGTAAATATGACGTTTCTTGTGGATAGAATACAGTATTGAATAGGGTTCTCAAACGACTAAAAAATAACCATGGTTAGATAGTGTAATTACACCTTACATATTTATTATGTAGTAACTAGTCAAAGTGCGAACAATCAAACCAACTAACTATACGTAATACGGGTTTTTTTAATTTTCGTGTTCCTTTTTTACTACGAGTAAAGGTAATTTTGTCTGCCTTCGTTTTATTTTTTTTATATCGTGTATGAGTATAACATATATATGGCTTTGCTCGTACATCACATCCATATTTTTGATTTTTACATGTTAGTATAGTGTTTACATTTACTTGTTCAAATTCCTTTTTAGTTTTTGATTTTCGGGTTCTCGTTTTTAATGTTTTTCTTACCATATACAGATTATTTATATTTTATCCTAATGACAGTTGTTTGTCTATGGTAGTTTCTTTCATAATGTTCCTCATTATTTTATCTTCAAATTTCATGTTTTCTTCTTTACCGTATCCACCTAACGCTGCCTTATAATATTTAAAATAATTTTCACATTCTTCTGTTCCTATTTGTTCTACCTCTGGTTGCGAATTATCAAACCAAGTATATAATTGTGCGTGATTCTTCTTGGCAACATGTTTTATTGCATTACGAAGGACTTTTTTATCTTCATCTTTCTCCCATTTTTCAGAATCTTTGATATAAAT